TTCAATGGCGAACACCAAACAGGTTAAGGCCGCTAACATCCTGAACAACGGATTTAGCGCCTCTTTCCCCGGCGGCGATGGCAAAGCTCTCTTTGCTACCGACCACCCCTTGGTGTCTGGCGGCACGAACTCCAACGAACCCACCACCCCTGCGGACTTGAATGAGACCTCCCTTGAGGCCGCTATCATTCAAATCGCCGCTTGGACGGACGAGCGTGGCCTTCTGATTGCGGCTAAACCCCGCAAGCTGATTGTTCCTCCCGCTCTCATGTTCGTTGCAACCCGTCTCCTTGAGACTGAACTCCGCACGGCTACGGCGGATAACGATACCAACGCCATTCGTTCGTTGGGCGCTATCCCCGAGGGTTACACTGTTAACCACTACCTGACCGACACGGACGCTTGGTTCCTCAAGACGGACGTTCCTAACGGCCTGAAGCACTTCGTTCGTAGCAAAATGGCTACGTCGATGGACGGCGACTTTGATACCGGCAACGTCCGATACAAAGCCCGTGAGCGTTATTCCTTCGGATTCTCCGATCCGCTTGGAATGTTCGGGTCACCCGGAGCCGACTAATCATTGGCAAAAAAGGGGAGTCGAAAGGCTCCCCTTTTTGTTTTAAGTCGTTTAAACTATTAATACTAGGATTAAACTCCGTACAGACTGGCCTAGCAGACATAGTAGGGACTGTGCGGGAATGTGCTACTACACGAAAGGATTATCATGGCTACGACCACGTTTAATGGTCCAGTCGTTTCCCAAAACGGGTTCAACACGACTGTTACTGACACTTCCACAGGCTCTGCCACATACAATGTAAGCACCACCGAGGTCACAATGACCGGCGCTGGCGGTGTTGGCGGACGCACTCTTTTTCAATTGAATGCCGATGCGGCACTCGGTTCTTTCACAAACGCCCTGAAGGCCATCACGGTCTACGGTACATCGGGTTCTACTTCAGGTCTGGGTTCGGCTTTTGTTGCTGAAATGACCCTTTCTGCTGGTACATCCGCCGGTACTTATGCCCCTCTAGAGATTGAGCTTAATGCTCCTACCGGCGCTTCGACCGGAACCCTTACGAGCTTTATTCACGCTTCAACGCAAGGTGCTGGAGTTGCTGCTATTGATGACAATGCCGTGTTCTTTAACCTTCAGGGCGTAACAGCAGGTTCTGGACACATTTTCAAAACAGGTACAACGCTTGGAAGTGCAGGGGCTACCATCAAGGTTAGGGTTGGAAATACGAACTACTTTCTGCCTCTTTACGCTACCCAGATCACCTAATGGAGCTAACCAAAGAGTACCTGTTGGGTTTAAGGAATCAGGCGCTGGAGCAACGGCAAAAGTACTTGGACATGATTCAACAGGCCAACGGCGCAATAGCAATGGTGGATGTCTTGTTGACCGAATTAGACAGAACGGAGAACTCAGATGGCAACGATGCAGTATGATGTCTGGTCGGTGCAAATCGATTCAGACGCTGATTTTTATGTGGCGGAAAACACCTACACAGGAACCGCCCCGATTGCTTTACCCCTTTCCAATACCATTCCCGGGCGTAATGGCTATGGTTACAAGGTATCCATTACATCCGCCGGTGATGAAACAGGGGTAGGGTTTACCATTACAGGCACGAAGGTCGGCGACATTGGTGGATCAACGGTCACCGAAACGGTTGCTGGTTTAAACACCAACACCGCTTACTCCACGACCTACTTCTCTTCCGTCGATTCGATTGCCATTAATGCCAACACAACCGCCAATGTAACCATCGGTTATGGCGGTGATCTGGCGCTTCCCCGATGCCGGGTTAAGGGTTTGTACTATGTTGCCAGCGCCAATGCTGGTGAGATTGCAATCACCCCCAACAGTTCATCCATTCCTATTCTGGCAATGGCAACCCCCGCCAATAACATCGTAGTCTCTAGCCTGTACATGGCGGCAGAAGGCATTCTGACCACCAACAGTTCTTACAAAGACTATGCGGTGGTAACCAACACTAATGTAACTTCCGTTACGCTAATTTGTGGCTAATCATGAAGCGAATCTCCAAAAAAGCGATGCCTTGCAACAAACCGAAGGCAACGCCAGACCATCCAAAAAAGTCGCACATCGTAAAGGCTTGCGAGGGCGGAAAAGAGAAGGTGATTCGCTTTGGTCAACAGGGGAAGAAGGTTGGGGAGGTCTCCGGGACGGCGGGGAAACCGAAGGCGGGGGAGTCGGATCGTATGAAGGCCAAAAGGAAAAGTTTTAAGGCCCGCCATGCTAAGAATATCGCCAAGGGCAAGATGTCTGCGGCTTATTGGTCTGACCGTGTAAAGTGGAATAAAGGCGGAATCGTTTGATGGAGATGATGCTATGGAACGTCCTCCTTACAGCCATCGTGGGCATTATGATTTTCTTGCTTAAGGGGAAGTTCGATGAACTCCAGCGGATCAGTATCTTACTGAACCGGACAAGGGAGGAAGTCGCCCGTGATCACATCACCCGAGCCGAGGTCCGGGCGGATTTGGAAAAGATCCGAGAGCATTTTGATAATGGGTTTAAACGCCTAGAAGACAAGATTGATGCACTGTCGTTAAGGAGACCGTGATGTTTATGGAAATTCTTGAAGAGGCCGCTCGTAAAGGCCTTGAGCAAAAGAAGATGAAGAAGGGCGGCAAAGTGAAGAAGAAGCCGACCAAAAAACCTCACCGTGGCGATGGTATAGCCCAGAAAGGCTTTACCAAAGGGCGGATGATTTAATGTATCTAACAAGCAACATTCCTTATTTCAAATGTTGGGTTAGAAAAGAGTTCACCAATGGACATCAGAATTATCACGGAGAGTACATCCACGGCCTTGCCGTTGCGGTCACCACAATCCCTGACCGATGTCTCTCCTTTCAGATTGTCTTCACAGGTTGCGAAGCTGATGATGGCAGTCAGGAGAATGTTCATGGTGGGGCCATGTGGGCAAGAATGCCTATTACCGCTCTTGTGGGTGACATCTCGCTGGAGCAATGGCCTGAGCGTATGCCAACGCATCTGGCACAGCCTTGGGACTGTAGTTCATACAATCATGGGATTGTGCGGTTTGAAAGAACACAACCTTCGCCGTGGCTATGTAAGATTGGCGGTGAGTTTTACACAGGGCGTTACCTTTTTACGGTTGACTATGCAGAGAGCGATGTCTCAGAAGACCCCTCCCAGCATAAGCAAAGCCATGTATTGATATTGACGGACGCAGGACAGTGGACAGGCAATATCGTTGCTTTACCGAACAACCGGGTACGGGCCACAAGCCCCGCCTATTGGGTGACCGGTGAGGGAGCGCCTGATTTTAGACCAAGCCAATGGATTCATTGTGCAGAGCAGGATGACAGCTACATGGACCCCGAGGCAACCTTTAACAACTTGTACAAGGAGTAGGACATGAAAGCAAAGATGAAAGCTGGCGGCGGCATGATGAAAAAAGGCTATCAAGCCGGTGGCGTTATGGATGAAGAAGAAATGATGGGCCGCATGGGTCGTGGGATGGCGAAGGCCACCATGCAGAAGAAGGCCATGCAAGCCGGTGGTATCGCTAAAGCCATTAAGAAGCATGAGGCATCCTCTCCCGTTCATAAGGCTGGTCTTAAGGCTGGCGGTGCGACCAAGAAGATGATGGCTGGCGGCGGCATGACCAAGAAGATGCAAGCCGGTGGTGGGGTTACCCGGGCTGACGGAATCGTCAAGAAGGGCCACACCAAAGGGAAGATGGTCTAAATGATGCCCAGTCGGGGGATGGGTGCAGTGCGCTCATCCAAGATCCCCAAGCTGAAGGAGGGTGGAAATGTTTCTCGGGTCAACGAGGCTGGAAACTATACAAAACCTTCACTCAGGAAGCGTCTATTTGAGCAAATTAAAGCGGGTGGTAAAGGTGGTGCGCCCGGGCAATGGTCTGCAAGAAAAGCCCAAATGCTTGCCCAACAATACAAAAAATCCGGCGGCGGATACAAGGACTGATCATGGGTAGCGGGTCATCAGTAAACAATGTTATTAAGCCGGGTGGGTGGGGCAAGGGCGGTCAAGTAGCATCACCAGATCCCTTTAATGAAGCCTACAACCTTGGTCAAGGATTTACGCCCCCCGGTGGCAAGGGTGGTTCTTACACGCCACCCGGCTATGAACAGCGCATAGCGGGATATGAAGAGCAAAGAAATGAACTGGATGCACAGGCGGCTAGGAATCTTGCCTTAAGGCAAAACTATAGTTCGCCCTATGTAGATAACTTTCAGCAATTCACGGGCAATTATAG